CACGCCGAACGGCGCCGGCGGCACCTTCTACGACCTCTACCAGGGTGGGAAGCGGGGTGAGAACTCCTACCGATCGTTCTTCTATCCGTGGTGGTGGAAACCGGAGTACAGGGACGACCTGACCGAGGCGCAGTTCAAGGCGTTCCACCTGACCGAAGAGGAATCCGACCTCATCGAGGGTTCGGCAGCGCAGGGGTTCCAGTTGACCTACGAACACATCGCCTGGCGCCGGCGCAAGTTGGGCGACGATGCCGCGAAGTTCAAAGAGCAGTTCCCCGAAGACGACGAGACGTGCTTCCTCGTTTCCGGGTCCAGAGCGTTTGATGTCCAGCTCATCCAGCGTCTCGCCGTCAAAGCGATGACGAGACCGCCACTCAGGGAAGAGCGGCTGGGCTATGGCACGATCAGGGCGTGGCGAATGCCGATTGTGGGCCGGACGTACGCGATGGGTGTTGACACCTCGCAAGGTCTTCCCACCGGCGACTGGTCGGCGGGCGCGCTCGTTGACACCGTGAGTGGCGAGCACGTCGCATCCGTCGTCGTCAAGTCGTCTACTGAGGAGTTCGCGCGCCTTCTCGACGCTCTGGGGCGCGAGTACAACGAGGCGTGGATCGTCGTCGAGCGGCAGGGATATGGCAACGCCGTCATCGCCGACCTGGGGCGGCTGAGTTATCCCGCGATCTACGAGCACGAGGGAAGCGATTCATGGTTCCCTTGCACGGCGGGTCCGGGCATCCAGACCACGCGGGCCAACAAGCCGATGATGGTCGAGGGCCTGGCGCGGGCCTTCAAGGACGAAACGTTCAAGACGTGGGACACCGAACTACTGGGGCAGGCGCAGAACTACCAGCGCACCGCCACCACTGACGGCCATCCCAAGTTTGCCGCCGCTGACGGGCATGACGACCTGCTCATGGCGGCGATTATCGCTAACCAGGCGGCAGACCTGGTTCCCCACAGTAGGGTCTACGGAAACTTGAGGTTACTGAGCTATGCCTGACTTCCAGAAGGAGGAATAAAATGGGCAGAGTAAATGGGATTTCATGTAATGGCGCGGGAGCGAATCCGCGTCACTATGATGACGTGGAGGTTCAGGCCGCCCTCGACAATTTGCCCGCCGAAGGTGGAACACTGTACCTCGAAGGAACGCTCACGTTCTCGAAAACGGTGTCGCGGGCCATTAACGACGTAACCATACGGGGGGGCGGCCTGTGTACACGCATCAACCTCGACGGCGCAACCCCCGTATTCGACTGTACGGGACTCGACGGCTGGCGCTTCGAAGACTTTGACACGGATGCAGGCGGAATCACGACCACAAGTGCCACAAGTCTCCTCATCGCCTACTGGCTGGACGGAGTTCTTCAGCAAACGTACACCGCTGGAACAAGCCTCAACCCGACGACCGACGGCAGTTACAAGTTCGACTTTGCGGATTCGGCCACGCCGCGAATGACCTGGGACGCCAACGACCGCAACTACTATGACCGCACGGGCAACCGGTGGGGCTGGCAGATTGGCGGCATCGATACCATGCTCATCTACGCCGACAGAATCTTTTTCGGCTTGACCGTGTGCCAGGAGCTCCGCGCCAGAACGACACCCACCACCCCTAGCAGCGGGCTTGGTAGATTCTTCGGAAAGACCGTTGGCGGACGAACGCTTCCCCACTGGATCGATGAGGGCGGAACGGAAATCGACCTGGGCGGCGCAGTCTTCACCGAGGTTCGCAGTTTCACGGAGACGGCAGAGGCGGGAACGTACACCGCAACCGTAGTCCTGCCGGCAGGCGCGACCGTACTCGATGTTCGCTGGTCGAATCAGGCGCTTTGGACGGCAGCAACGTCGGCGACTCTTGACGTCGGTGACGGAGACGATCCCGATGGATACTTCGACGCAGTTGACTTGCAGGCGGCTCCCATAGCCGACGTGAACGGCGCGGGCGGTATCTCGTCCTTCCTGAAGGACACGGGCGCGGGTCTCTATTCGGGGTTGACCAAATACTCAGCTTCCGCCCAGACCATAACCGCGACGGTTGTGACCGTCGGCGCAACAGGCAGCGCGGGCCGGTCACGGCTGCGCGTACTGTGGAGCATAGCGCCGGTAACAGCCGCAACGAAGGCGTAAGTAGCTTGAGAGGCTGAAGTAAAATATGCCTGATTTCAACACCGTCGATGAAGTACGGGCCTATGCCGCCGACCTGCTCTCGCGCCAGCAGCCGCGTATCTCGAAGCACATTCGTATCGAGCGGCTGTACCGGCTGGAGAAGTGGGTCTTGCAGGAGATCGCCAATCACCACCCGGAGAAGCAGGACGATTGGCCGACTGTCACCCTGAACGAGCCCAGAACATTCTATAACGCTATCCGGCGGGCTTGCGGGAAGTACCCCATCCGCCACCAAATCGAGTTGCCACAACTGCCGACGGACGAAGAGCACAAGGAAATTAACCTCCACGAACGCCTGCTGATCGGCGCGTGGAACGATACGGACCTGTTGCGCCGTCGCCGAAGTCAAGGGCGATTCCAGGGAGACGCTATCTGGTTCACCTGCGTCCGTGGTGGCGTGTTCGTGAGACCGCTGATTGAGAACGGAGCACCGTTTACCCCCTTTCGAAACGAGCTTTGGGACCCCGCTGCGACCGTTTACGAGCCCGGATCGACCGGACTGGCCTTCGTCGCTCACGCACGACTGTCGCCGAAGGGCGCCGTCGAGGAGGATTTTGGCAAAGAGGACGAGTCTATAGACGCCAACGGCAACATCGCGCTCGTTGACGTGTGGTGGAAAGGCTCCTATAAGGGCAAAGAGGGGGTCTACAACGTCATTCTGGGGCCAAAAACCGTTTTCAAGGGGCCGGAAGACAGCGATTGGGGGCCGGAACCGTTTGAAGATGTCCCCGTCTTCTGCGTGAAGACCGGATCGCCGGCGGAATCGGCGAAAAACGGCGACGGAATCGGCCAAGAACGCCAGGCCGACGCCTGGGAGACGATTTTCGACGCCAACGAGATGATTTATGCCTGGCTGAACCGCATCGCCAGCCTTTTCGGGCTCATAATCCGTCAAGGAGCTATCGGTCCCTACTCGGTGGACGAAAAAGCGTACAAAACCTACGGCGACAAGATCGCCCAGCAACTCAAACCGTTCGGGATCGTTCCCGCGCAGGTTCAGGGCATTACACCGCCCGCGATGGCGACGGAAGCGAAGGAGTTCTTTAGCTTCTTGCAGGGCGCGGCGCAGAGGGGCGGCGTTCCCTACTCCACCTTCGGACAGGTGGCGTTCGAGATGTCGGGGTTTGGCATCAATCAGCTCCAGGGAGGCATCGAAGTGTCCGCCTTGAGCGTTTCCCAGACCCTCGAAGACGCCTACTGGCTCTCCGACGACGAAATATTACGCCAGGCGCGCCGGCTGAAGGGCAAGTTCCACGTTCAGGGGCTCGACAACGCGGGCAAGGCGTTCATGGAGGACATTCGGAGCGCCAAACTGGATAAGAACTACATCGTCCGGACCAGCGGCAAGATCGCGCTGCCACAGGACGACCTCATGCGCGCTCAGGTAGCGCAGACCCTCGACACGATGGGCGTCTCGAAACTGACCCTGTTCGACCAGTATCTTGAGCTGCAAGACCCAATGGGCGAGTACAAGCGCCGGATGTCCGAAGACGCCGACCGCGATCCCGTCATCAAGGCGATGAAGATGGCACAGGCAGCTTACGCACAGGGCCAACCGACGGTCGCCCAATGGCTTCTGACCGCCTACGTCCAGCCGGCGATGCAACAGGTAGCGGGACCGTCTCAGCCGTCGCCGGAAATGCAGCCGCCGGAGAGCAGGGGTGAGACGCAGCAGCACGAAGAGTTCCAGACGCCGCCGCAGAACGTGTCGGCGGAGGCCAAGTCCCAGGCGATGGGCACGGTGTTAGGAGGCTAGAGATGCCGACACTGGACGGACGCGAATGGACAATCGAAGACATCCTGAACTCGCTGCAAAATCTGAGTGACCAGCGCGAGCCCGGGCGCGGGCAGTACGTTCGCAACCCGCTTGACGTAGCCGCCTCTTTCAACCGGCGCGGCAGTTCGCAGTTCTCTTGGGACCCGTACAACGACCAGATCACCTTCGGGCCGACTGATACCTGGTCGGATACCTTCGGCGTTCCGCAGGGGTCGGCCTCGGCGATGACCGTGCGTAATCCTGATGGATCCGGCTCGCCGGCGCCAGTGACCAGGCAGCAGGTCGAGGGGTACTACAACCTTCCGCCGGAACAACGGGAAGCACTGAAGAACTTTACACCGGAACAGCGAGCGGCCTTTCAGCAATACTTCTCCGGACTCAGTGGCGACTCTGGCGCGGGCGTGCGGGACCCCCTGGCCGGTCCGAACGGACAGAGCGACGCAGGGCCGTTGAGCAATGAACTGGCGCAGTATGCCGCCCGGTTCCAGAAGACACTAGCGATGACCCAAAAGTTCCAGGACGCGCTGAAGGGAGTCACGGGAGAACAAGAAAAGCAGACCGTAACAGCAATGCTCGCACAGGGCATCACCGACCCGATGGAGGCACTAGCGCGGTTGGCGTCGAAAGGGGCGCTATCGGGAATGTTCACCAATCCCGCCGATCCCTGGGCGCTTCCTGCACAACGCTATTCCGGCCCGATGAGTGCGCCGACGCACCCGACTACCCCCTCAACAACGATAGGGCCGAACGGGATACCTGTCGTGCCGCCGGAGTGGCAACAGTACCAGGCGGATCAGACTGCATGGGGGGACTTTACCAAGCAGTACGGCGACCTGGCCGACACTACCAGCGCCGCCTACAAACAGACGCTCGACACGCGGGCGCAAGACATTGCAGCACGGCGAATGATGCCGCTCGATCGCGCTACCCGAATAGCCGAACGTGAGTTCAGGCGCGTGGCGAAGAGCGGTAGCAACTCCGGCATGATGCGCGGCGCCGTCTCTAACGTCTGGGGGTAAGATGGGCCAGTTTGACATCATCGTCGAGGACAAGCCACGGCCTTACACTCCGGCGACGGCGACCATGCCCGCGCCGTACACGCCCGCGCCCCCACCGCCAAGTGGCATTCAGCAGCTCTACGACGACTGGAAGCGCTCCGGCCTGAGCCTGGAGGAATACGGCGCCAGACTTCAGTCGGCGGTCCAGCAACCCTACACGCCCGCGCCGGAACCGGATGTTGTTTCCCTCCAGCGAGCGGCGTTCGTCACCCCGCCCGAACCGGAGCCGGAAGTTGTCACCATGCAGCGCGAGGCATTCAACTACTCGCCCGCGCAGGCGCAGCTTGCCACGCAGGGCCAGGTGGTCACGCCATTTGGCATACCCGACATCGGCTACGGCACACCGGAAGGCAACGCTGCCATCGAGGAGATCATGCGGAGCGTCCTTCCCGTCGAGAACGTCCCGACGCGAGAACGGTTGAAGGAATGGTCGGACCAGCAGGCCCTCGCTGAGGGCTATAAGAAGATGGACACCGACCTCGGCACCTACTGGGAAAAGGGGAAGCCCAGCGAACCGTCGATGATGGACAAGATTGGCGGTGTTGTCGGCCCCATCGTCAAAGCCGCCGGAGCGCTGGCCGACACCAATCCCCTGACGCGCTCCGTCGTGGATCTCTTCCAGGCAGGCGTTCCCCAGCAGGTCGCAGGAACGGTTGCGCAGGAAGCGCTACTGCCCGCCTATGAGACGTTTCAGAATCAGGGCACCGAGCCGCTTGGCTGGCGAGTCGCACAGACCATGCGGGCCGCTGGCCTGGAGACGGGGAAAGAGGGCGGCGGCTTTCAGCGCCCCAGCCTTGCGAAGCTGAAGGAAGCATGGACTACGCCGACGGAAGAAGCCCACACGCAGTTCCACGAGGCGCCTTACATGTCCGGCCTGACTCGATTTCTGTCTAGCGCCGTCACCGACCCGACGACCTACCTCGGCGGCAAGGGCGTCGCCCAACTTCGCAGCCTGACCCCCGGCGGCAAGGCGTTTGTAGAGAGACTTGCCGCTCGGCAACTCACGGCAGACGTTGGACGGATCGCGATAGAGGCGGAGGCGGCCGCAAAGACAGGGATACGAGACAGCTTGTGGATGCCCGGCCAGTCGGGGAAGGTTGAGAACGGCGCGAAGTTCCTGACGCCCGAAGCGCTGGCGAAAGAGGGCTTGCCCAAGGCCTCCCAGGTGTGGAAACCGTACACGCCGGAAGGCACGGCGGCGCGGATCGTGAAGATCGGGGAGATGGCGGACGCCGAACCGACGGTCGCCCTGACCCTCGGCGACGCTCTGCAACTGCCGCGAGCGCAATCGCTCACGTACGAGTACCAGGCGGCACGCGAGGCGACGCTTCGTACCGGCGGCACCGCCGCAGAGCGGGAACTGGAGAGCGTTCAGAAAGAGCTCACATGGGCGCTCAGGGAACAGACGCAGACGGCGCCTAACCGCGTCCCTATCGGCGCCGACGGCATTTCGATGGCAGAGGCCACAAGAGCCTTCCGCAACCACGAAGGCTACATTGTCGGCGGCTATGACGGCATCCCCGCAAAGTTCCACTATTTCGACGAGATAGACGATGTTGTGAACCGGCTCGGCGGGTATGAACCGATTCGCCCGCGTGCGCGAACGGCTGAGGCGGTGGCGCAAGTTGGCAAGGCGGCGAGCGAGGCGGCAGAGACGGAAATCATAGCGTCGGTCAAGAGCCAACCCCTTGGTTTGAAACTCAGCCGCCTCCTGTCGCTCGGCTCCAGCGAGAAGTCTTGGAATACGCTTACGCGGGCAGAGCGTGTTGTCATTCTGCGAGGCGCGGGACTTGACACGGCGATGGCAACGCACCGCTGGAAGACTCTCACCGTTGCCGCCGACCGAGCCGAGATCGTCAGGCAGATGCGGAATCTCGCGATGGGCGGTGGCCGGGAAGCGTCGCAGATCGTGACCCCTGCCCAGGCCGCAGCACCGGCGGCGAAAGCCGCCGCCCAACTTGTGACGCCTGCGCAGGCGGCGGGAGAAGACGCACTCCTGAAACAAGCCCTCGACATCATGCGCGAGCAGGCCAAGATAGCGAAGGCTGTGCGCCCGAAACTGGCGCAGGAGTATCACCTGGGCCGCGTCACACGCGCGGGGCGGTTGCGTGAGGTGGGCGCACAGCAACTCGGCGAGGCGGGCTTGGCGGCAAAGCGACAGGCTGCGGCCGGCGAACTCGCGCCGGGAATAAAACCCTTCACCGGCATGGATCAGGTCCACAGGGACGCGATAATCAATGCTATCGACCGTAGCGAAACACTGCTGGACTGGGAGAAGTTCAATCTCCAAGAAGGGCTGATTGCCCAGTGGGACGGTGTAAAGTTCCTCCAGCCCGCTCAACTGGAGAAGCTGCAACGTGCGTTCGGGCCAGAGGTGGCGCAGGCGATGCTCGATATACAGAAGACCGGCCTCACCGCTGGCGACATAGCGAAGTTCGGCGCCATGCTTCCGGCAGAAATCGGGCGCGGCATGATGACCGGCCTGACGGCGGTTGACCTCTCGGCATCGTTCCGTCAGGGCGTCGTGCTGGCCTTCACCCATCCTATTAGCGGATTCGCAAAGCCGTTCTGGAGGCAACTGAAGGTAGTCTTCTCGGAGGCCAACTTTAAAGCTTTGGATCAGGCAAGGAAACTGCACCCGAACTACCAGTTCTACACAGAGGACCTCAAGCTGGGGATTCGCGATATGGCGAGCTCTCTGTCGGAGAATCAGGCCGAGCAGTACAAGGGCTTCATCTCAAAGTTCATGGAGAAATACGTCCCGGGCGTGAAGCAATCTCAGCGGGCGTTCGTAACCTTCCTCAACGAGCAGCGATTCAACGTCATGGACGACTGGTATCAGGCGTACTCACGGGGCGGCGACGTTCCGATAGAGCAGGCACGCGGGTGGGCACGATGGGTCAACTGGGCTTCCGGCGAGGGCAGTATCCCCGAAGGCGGCGCCGCAGCTCTTACCGGCCTCATGTGGGCGCCGAAGCTCGCGGTGAGCCGCTTCCAGATGCCGTTTGCCGCTCTCTTGACGAACGGGGTAGCGCGGCGGGCGATACTAAGAGACCAACTGACGTTTGCCGGTATGGTCACAAGCTTCCTTGCTACGGCGAAGATGACGGGCGTTGCAGACGTGGAACTCGACCCCCGTTCAACGGAGTTCGGCAAGATGAGGATTGGCAACACCCGCGTAGACATCACGGGCGGCCAGGCTGTGATTCTACGGACATTCGGGCAACTTGTCACGGGACAACGAGTGGACTTGCAGGGCGGATCATACGATGCAAACCGCTGGACGATAGGTGGCCGATTCTTCCAGGGTAAACTCCAGCCTGGAGTCGGCTTACTCTACGATATTTCTCAGGGCCACACCTTCATCGGCGACGAGCTCACCATGACCGGCTCATCGCTGAAGGCACAGGCGTTCAACCGCCTCGTGCCGCTGGTTATTCAGGACACCGTGGACGCCGTGCAAGAGTGGGGGCCAAAGGGCATCCTGTTCGGTGGACTGTCGGCCTTGGGCTTCGGCGTGCAGACGTACTCGACGCCGTGGACAACACTTGTTGAGACGAAGGACGCGGCGGCACAGAAGGCCGGGTTCAAGAACTTTGCGGACATGGCGACACAGAAGGGGACGAACCTGGCGCTGGCGATGGTCGCCAAAGACCCCGAAGTGACGGCGGCGCAGGAACGCGCCGACGCCTACCGCAAGGCCCATGGTGGCTTCCGGCCAATGGCGGAGATAAAGACCGGTTTCCTCGCCGAGCAACTGGCTGACGACGCCAAACTGACAGCGAGCGAACTGACGCCGACGGAATGGCGCGACAACCGACGGGCGCGTGACGCCGCGGCGACGACCGCCTACAAGACCTTCATCGACGCCAACCCCGACCTGAAGAAGAAAATCGAGAAGTCAACGGCGAAACTGGGCGACGTGTTCAATATGCAGAATCCCAGTGTCGATGACATGACAGCGGCCTACTTCACCCTGTTCGACAAGTATGAGAACGCGAACAGCGGCCTAATCGACGGCAGTTCGTGGGACGCTCTCGACGAGGACTTGGCCCGATTCCGTAGCCAGTTCACCCCTGAGCAGTTGGCGAAGATGGAAGCGAACATGGGAACGAGCAAGACGGATGTTGAGCGGCTTTATGATGCCAACCGCAAGACCGTCGAAGCAACGGGCTGGTGGGAGATACCCGACAACGCCTGGAAGATGATTCAGAACAACCCGCAGGCCGTCGCCGAAAAGCTTTCCACGAAGACGGCGCCGGTCACGGCAGAGGCCGCCGCCTATCTCTCGAAGACGGCGAGCGGCTTTGCGAGCGTTGACGAGTACGCGGACGCAATCTACCGCGCCGCTCTCCAGAAGACGGGATCGCGCATCGCGGCGGCGGAAGCGTTGACCAGCGACCCGATCCTCAGCAAGGTTATCGGCGGCCTCACGTCGGACGCGCGCAACGGTATTCTCGACAAGCAGCCGGAGTTGGCGGCGTTGGTCGTCGGCTGGGGCTGGAAGACGGACGTGATAAACGCTCTACTGGCGAAATGCCTTGCCGCTCAGGGTACGACCCTCAGTGACGTAAACCAGCAACTTGTCGCCGCCGGTCTCACGCCGATAGGCTCCGCCGATGACAAAGACAAGGCGGGCGCCGCCTACACGGCGGGAGCGCCCGTGCCGCCGCCGATAACACCGACTGGCATCGGCGCCGCACCCGCGCCGGTCTCGCAGATGCCCGCGCCGGTCACAGGCGCGCCGGAGCCGGACGTTATGACACTACAGCGAATGGCATTTCAGCAGCCCGGAGCCGGCTCTGCGCCTACTGTGCCACCAGTCACCCCCACGGGCGCAGAGCCGCCCGCAATAGACGCGACGGGTGGTGGTACTAGCGAAGCGGCGACAGCCGCCGCCAGCGCGATCTCAGCGAACCCCGTGGTATCGCCGACCACCAAGGAAGCCGCCCTCCCCGCGGGCTCACGCGAGGCGGTGCTACAGCGGCTCAAGGGCGAGACGCCTTACCCGCAAGCCGGACTACTCGACACCGTAGTTGCCATCGCGTCCTTGGGCGGCCTCGACCTGTCGCAGACGCCTGCCGGACTACCGCCGGATCAACTGAAGGCGAAACTGGCGGCAGGCAATCCCGCATGGGCGACATGGGTTGATGACACCACCTGGCAGGCGCTTTCGGCTTTGGGATTGCAGGGCAAGGGCAACATGCTGCAAACCTTCTGGAGCATCTTCAACGCGGGCGGCAACAGCATCCTTCAGAAGCAGATAATGAAGGACGAGGATGTGAAGCGCGTCCTCACGAACCTTCAGATGTACTCCAGCGCGACGCCGGAGATGTTCTTGCGCGCCATGAACAAGATGGTCGGATACTTTAACGGGGCCGTGACCGGCGCACAGGAAGACGAAGCGAAGCGGCTGGCAAGCGAGACTGAGAAGCTGCGGAAGAAAGAAGAGTCGGCCGGCAAGAGCGCGGCCAAGAAAGCCGAGTCGGCGGCTACGAAGGAAGCTGATGCGGCAGCCGAAAAAGAACGCTGGGCGCGGCTGGCGGCTGAACTAACGGGCCAGCCCTACTAGAACCCACAGCAGCCTTCCCGCTTGGATAGTACGGATATTATAATGCCGTTGTCAATGGCCTGGGGGTTATAATAGCGTTAATGAGGTGCTGCGGCACCTCTATTTGTTTTTCAAGGGAGTTCGCGACCCGTGTCCAGGTAGCCGCAAGGAGCTTGCGATATCGGGCCGGATAGCCGGAGGTAAACAGTGGCAGAAGACGAAAAAGAAACCCAGGATGCCGAGTCTGAAGGAGAATCCGAAGGCAAAGACGACGTTGCGGCGCTGACATCGAAGTTCCAGTCAGACCTCGCGCAGGCGAACAAGACCATCAAGGAACTTAGTTCGCAGCGAGCGGACGCGGAACTTCGGCTGAACGAACTGCAAGAGAAGATCACCCAGGTGAAGGAAGCCGTTCCGCTGGATGAGGACGCGTCGCCCGAAGCGAAGGCGGCGGTCAAGGCCTTGCAGGAGCAGGTCAGTACCCTTCGTCAGATGGGCAAGCTCACTTTCGATAAATGGACGGACGCAGAATCCGAACGACATGCGCTCCGCCTGGCGATGGAATACGAGGCGCCGGACGAAGTTGAAAAGCTGAAGCGCCGGTTCCACGAAGTAGCCAAACAGGGTGAGCAAGCTCTGTTGCTGGACGTGAAAGAAGCGGAGATCGAGCTGAAGTCGGGAGCACTGGAAAAGAAGGCACCGCCAAAGCGGAAGTACGACGAAAACGTACAGTCCGGGCGCTCCTCCCCCAACGTTCTCGACGAAATGGCAGAGATCGACGTGACCACTCCTGAAGGACGGGCAAAATGGGCAAGCGAGAAGGCGAAGTTTGCCCGAAAAGCAGGCCTCCCCTCTCCGACATAGAGGAGTGATTCAGTGGCAGAACAACTTGGCGTCTATGGACTCACCGTTGAGGCAAAAACGTTTTACGTCAAGGAACTGCTGGCAAGGGCGGTTCCGACATTCTGCTTCTTGGGCTACGGCATCAAGAAGAACATCCCGGCCAGAGGTGGCCTGAACCTTGAGTGGCGGCAGCTTCAGCGGCCCGCCGTCGCGACGACCGCCCTGTCGCAGGGCACCCCGCCTTCGGCGCAGGCAATCACCTGGACGAACGTGACGGCCACCATCCTTCAGTACGGCGCTTTCGCGCGGCTGTCTGACCTGGCCTACTCACAGTCCTTCGACGAGCAGGTATCCGAGCTTGTCGGCATGTGGGGCGAGCACATGGGCGAGACGCTCGACATCATCGCCCGCAACGAGCTTATTGCCGGCACCAACGTGCAGTACGCCGGTTCCGGTGGCTCGCGCGGCAACGTCTCTGGGCCATTGATCGAGGCCGAGGTCCGCAAGGCGTTGGCGACGATGAAGCGGAACAACGTCCGCAAGGTGGCCTCTGTCGGCCGCTACGTACTCATCGCCCACCCGAACACGGAGAACGACTTCCTCGGCTCGCCGACGGGCAACATGTCGTACATCCTCACGCAGGCAGGTGCGCGTGGGGGCGACAACCCGATCTTCACGGGCGACTCCTACGACTACCTCGGTGTCCGCATCATGTACACCGCGAATGCGAAGGTGTACGGCTCTGCGGGCCTGAGCTACATCGGTGTGTTCACCGCCCTCCTGATTGGTGAGGGCTTCTACGGCGAAAGCCGGCTGTCAGAGTCAACGGGGGAGATCATCACTCACCCCATCGGCTCGGCGGGCGCGCAAGACCCGTTGAACCAGTACGGCACGGTCGGCTGGAAGGCTGCGCTGGCGGTACGCCGGTTGCAGGAGGCCAACGGCCTGCGAATCGAGCACACGTCCTCGATTGACGTTCAAGGCGGCAACTAAGCCATAGGCGATAGGGGGAGGGGATACCCCCTCCCCCTATCGAAAACAAGGAGGACATATGACGAAGAGCA